CATGAAAGAATACAAGCGCGTTGAAGTCGGCGGACTGATCGGAGACGATGTACGGATGATTGACGGACAGCCTATTCGGTTTGTAGCTGGCTGCGAACCGGTCTGGAATCCTGAGTGGGTATTCAATGCGATTGATCTTGGGTATGACCCGGACGAACTGACCAATTCTGACATGTACCGGCTGAACGCAAAGCCCGATCGGTGCCACATGTACCTGGAGGAATTTGACGGTGTACGGTCTCTGGTCGTGACGGACGGTGACGAGCAGGAGACACACTGGTGGATCGAACTGTACGAAGACGGCGGCGAGTACCGTGGTGTGAATATCTATGACGGCGCATTGGATGATGTCGCTGAACAGATCCGGTCTGCGGTGACGGACAAGTTCGCTGCAATTCAGGAGTTTATGGAAGACGAGCGGACAAATTCCGCATGGGACAGGTGCGAGTCACTGGACGCTGCGGAAGAACTGGAACTGTCTTACATTGGAGGAGAGGCAGCGCACAGTTACGTTGAGATTTGATCTGAAAAGTACTTTCTGAAAAATTCCGAAAATTCAAAAAGACTCGTCCGAGCGTGGACGGGTGCAGCCAAGCGGGGCTATTCCAACTGAAAGGGGTAGTCCCGCTTTTTCTGTACAATTCCGGACAGTTCGGACTGAACGGCCTGTTTTGAGCAGTGCGGAATGGTTTGTCTGATATATGCGGGACGGCAGATTATATGGAACGGTCTGAAATCGTGCGGCTGCAGAAGAGACTCATCTCTGGCGGCGAACGCGACCTGTCAATGCTGAGTGACGCGTTTGAACTCTGTCGGGACCTGGACGACCATGAAGGAAACAAGCAGGTACGGACGCTTGCGAGCAGACACATACGGTCCGGCGGCGGCTCACGGGCGCTGGAACTGTATTTCAAGACGCACCTGTTCGACGCGGCGCAGAGCTTCGACAGCTACATGATCTATATGGAGAAGAACCGCGACCAGCAGAAGCAGTTTTATCTGCCCAGACGGAAGCGGCTGCTGCCGGTCGCCGAGTCCATGCAGGATCTGTCGGAGCATAAGATTGAGCTGCTTGCCGTCAGCCTTCCACCCGGCGTTGGGAAAAGTACGCTCGCCCTGTTTTATCTGACGTGGCTGGCCGGGAAGTATCCGCAGAAGCCGATCCTGACCGGGTCGCACGCCAACTCGTTTCTGTCCGGAGCGTATGCGGAATGTCTGCGCATGATGGATAAAGACGGAGACTATCTGTGGCACGACGTGTTTCCAGACCTGTCCGTGATCTCGACGAACGCGAAGGACATGCTGATCGACATCGGGCGGGACAAGAAGGACGCGAAGCGGTTTACGACGCTGGAATTCAGCTCCATCGGCTCCGGAAACGCGGGCAAGGTCCGTGCGGAACAGCTCCTGTACGCCGACGACCTGATCCCGGATCTGGAGACCGCGCTGTCCCGCGACCGGCTGGACAAGCTCTGGGGGCAATACACCACCGACCTGCGCCAGCGCAAAATCGGCGACTGCGTGGAACTGATGATCGCCACCAGATGGTCCACGATGGATCCGATTGGCCGGCTGGAGAACTACTACGCCGACAATGACCGGGCGCGGTTCATCACGATACCTGCGCTGGACGAGAATGACGAGAGCAACTTTGACTATCCCATCGAGGCCGGATTCACGACGGAGTTCTACCACCAGCAGCGGGAAATCATGGACGACGCATCCTGGAAGGCGCTTTACATGAACCAGCCGATTGAGCGGGGCGGTCTGCTATACAACGAAGAGGAGCTACGCCGGTACTTCGATTTGCCGGACAAGGAACCGGACGCAATTTTATCTGTCTGTGACACGAAGGACCGTGGCAGCGACTTCTGCGTCATGCCGGTTGCGTATCAATACGGTCAAGACTTCTACATTGAGGACGTGGTGTGCGACAACGGAAGTCCGGAACTGGTGGAAGCGAAACTGGTGTCCATGTGCCTGAAGCATCAGATCCACATGAGCAGGTTTGAGTCAAACAGCGCCGGCGGACGCATCGCGGAAAAGGTCCAAAACGAAGTAAAGGCAAAAGGCGGGCGGACAAAAATCACCACGAAATTCACAACGTCGAACAAGGAGACAAAGATTCTGGTGGCGGCGCCGTTTGTGAAAGAGCACTTTTTGTTCAAGGACTCGTCCAAGCTGAAGGACAACAAGGAGTACCGGACATTTCTGCAAATGCTGTGCTCCTACTCTCTGGCGGGGAAGAACAAGCACGACGACGTCCCGGACGCGGTGAGCATGCTGGCGGACTATGTCCAGGGCTTTACGGTCGGCAAGGTTGAAGTATTTGCCCGGCCCTGGTAAAAATTCCGATGAAACCTTCGTGTTTCGCTGCGGATTTCGCAAGAATTTTACCTGATTTTTAATTCACATATTGAAATTTTGTAAAATTTATGAGATAATAATTATTTTATGCTTGACAACGGGAAAGTCTTGTGGTAGGATGTAGGCGGGAAACTATATCCTTCTTTGCAGGAGAGCGTATGAAAGATCAGATACGGAAACTGACGCCGGAGCAGATCAAGGCCATCGAGGACACCGTGAATCGCGGCGACCGGGCGGAAGTCGTTCCGGTTCGTGACGGTCTGAAGATTCTGCGCGCCAGACGGGAAGAGGTCAAGCCCAAATAACGCTCAAGCGCCCGAAGCGTTTTGAACTGCCCGGCGGAAACGCAGGGGGTTTTTGGACGGGCGACCAGGCAACACGCGAGAATATGAGCGGAACCGGGAGTGTCCGGTTCCAAGAGCCGAACGGGGCTGACTTGCAAGGAAACTTGCAGGTCTGTCCCGTTTCATTTTTTGGATTATCGTCTTGGAGGTGAACCGTTTGAGCGAGCAGACCACAGAGGTTCAGGTCAGAGGCATCCACAACAGCTCGGATGATTCCTTCCTGGGCGTTATGTCGGCAATGCAAATGCACGGCCGGCGCCAGATCTTCACGAACGAGCGGGAGATCACTGGCGGGAACGTTGTCTCCGTTTTGAACAAGGCGCTGCAGACGCACAACGCGAACCGGCAGGAAGAAGTCTATCTGGAAAAGTATCTGCGCGGCGTGCAGCCGATTCTGGACAGAGTCAAGCAGTACAACGACTATGTGTGCAACCGGGTCGTCGTGAACGTCGCCAACCAGATTGTCACGTTCAAAACGGCCGAGTTTGCCGGAGAACCGATTCAGTACGTATCACGCGGGAACCGCCCGGACGTCCCGGAGAAGATCGACAGGCTCAACGCCATGATGCTGTCCGAGGGGAAGTCCTCCAAAGACATGGACATGGCGTACAAGATGTTTACGTGCGGGACGAGCTACAGACTGGTGCTCAACGACAAGGCGACCGACTATGCGAAGGGCGTTCTGTTCGACGAGGCACCGTTTGAAATCTACGTCCCGGATCCGCGCAACACGTTCGTCATCCGGAGGAACGACGTCGGCCGCAAGGTCATTGCCGGCGTGACGTATGTATTCCTGGACGAGCAGGACCAGAAGGTACAGTACACGGTCTACACGGAGAACGAGGCGTTTGTCCTGGAAGGGAACGCGCAGTCCGCCGGGAAGCTTGTCGGGTCGTCCGTACACAACACCGGACTGGTTCCACTGGTGGAATATCCATGCAACTCCGTCCGGATGGGCGCGTTCGAAGTCGTGCTGCCGATGCTGGACGCCTACAACCTGACGATGAGCGACCGGCTGGACGGCGTTGAGCAGTTCATTCAGGCGCTGATGGTCTTTGAGGGCGTCGACATCACGCGCGAGGAGTTTTTGGAGCTGAAGGATCTCGGCGCGATCAAGCTCCCGCCGTCTCTGGACGGTCGGTCCAGCAAGGTCTACTACCTCAATCAGCAGCTTGACCAGCAGCAGACGCAGACGCTTGTGGACGACATGTACCAGACGATCCTGCAGATTGTCGGCATGCCGAGCCAGGGCAACGCGAACACGTCCGACAGTTCCAACAACGGCGCGATCCTGCTGAAAAACGGATGGTGGAGCGCGGAGTCCCGCGCGCTGGAGACCGAGGGTCAGTGGCGCGAGGCGGAGACGGAGTTCCTGAAGATCGTCCTGAAAATCTGCAGGGACGCAAACGCACTGGACGGGCTTGCCGTTTCGGACGTAAAGGTCAAGTTCGGCCGCCGCAGCTATGAGGACAAACTGACGAAGGTGCAGTCGTTCACGATGCTGATGGACAAGTCTGTTCCGCCGATCCAGGCATACACCTACTCCGGCATCGCGTCCGACCCGGAAGCGGACGCCATTGCGTTTGACAAATATCAGAAGGACCGCGAGGCCGAGGAAGAGGCCAGGCTGGACGCAGAGGCCGACCGCGAACGGGAGCGGATCGCCAGTGCGCGCGCCGGCCGGGAAGTAGAGAGGGCATCCAATGCAGGAACCGTACAGTCTGGCGGACAGGTCGCTTTCCCGGCTGAACAGGCAGATACTCCGTAGGTTCATGAAGATCCGGGAGCAGATTGTCGGAAACGGATTTGACGAGCTGAACGTCATGAAGTCTCTGGACAGTCTGTATGCCGGACTGAACAAGGACAACCGCGCCGCTTTCCGGAAACTCTGGGCGCTCCGGTATCTGGAGGTCTGGGCGTTATACGGAAAGAAAAAACCGCCGGACGAGGATGAACTGGATGATCTTTGCGACATGCACCTTGCAGGACTTCTGGAGGAGCCTCATCCGGTCACGCGGTACACGTATGAGGCGGAGGTTCCGAGAAAGAAGGACCGAGCAAAGGAATCCATAGCCGCGCCGACGTCCATGCCGGACAAGCGGTTCGAACTTGACAAAGCCATGCGGCACTGGACGCAGATGACCCGGTGGTATACGGACTTCACGTCGCAGGACGCGGAGGTGCAGGCGCTTATCGACAGCGGCGTCGAGAAGGTCGAGCGGCATGAGGTCGACGACACGCGCACCTGCACCGAGTGCAGAGAGGCGGACGGAGCGATCTACGACGTCCGGAAAATCCCTCCGCTGCCGCATCCGGGATGCCGGAGATGG